ACGATGAGGTGGTAAAACTTTGTGATTTAATAAATACCATTGCACCAGCAGCAGGTGCAGCCCACTTAAGGCCTGTGCTGGTTGAACTATCCGCTACAAATCCCAGAACAATCTCATAGGATTATGCAATATAGGATTATTCTCGCATAAATATGATTGTTCCTAGACAGGGAACAATCCTTCAGACTAGGATTATTCGCACTATGGAACAGATACCACTAGAAACGATTAAAGAAAAACTCAAGAATAGATACGAAAGCCAGGGCTTTTCAGAAGCCTTATTTCGTAACGATTTCAGTTTATTGTTACGCCTGGGAGTTCATCCACAGGTTGCAACTGTTGAGGATATGCAACGCCTGGTTATGGGCGTTAAATCAACCTCTACCAAAGGCACCTACGCCGCAAGAATCCGCAGCATATTTAAGGCTCTACGCAAGATGGGTTTGATCGATAATAAAGCCGATCTTGATTTGCCAGCCGTTCGCAAAAGCAGAGGGCTGCCGCACCCGCTAACGCCAGGCGAAGCCGAATTGGTTATGACCAAGGCAGAACTGCCTATGCGAGATTGGTTCATCATTGCTTGCAAATCAGGATTGCGGGCTATGGAGGTTGCCAACCTTCGTGGAATTGATTTAGAAAAAGGTGAAGGCGGCTACATCCTGCGGGTTGCAGGTAAGGGTGGAACTGATCTATCTATACCTGTTGCAGATATTGTGGCTCAAACAATTTTAAAGCACGAAACAATGGGCAAAATTTGGAGCGTTACTCCAAACAAACTTAGCAAGATGTGTTCGCTAGAAATGAAAATTCTAGGCATAAGGCGAAAAACCTTTCACGCTTGCAGGCATTACTTTGCTACCAATATGTTGGAAAAATCTAACGGCGATCTACTAGCCGTGCGAGATTTGATGCGGCATTCATCAGTTGCTACTACTCAGGTTTATACGCAACTCGCTAGCGGTAGAACTCGATCATTAGTGAATTTGTTGTAAGTTATGCTGCTCTATGATTTTCCAGATGTAGTACATAGCATCGATGATGGCATCGATGTTATTGAGGATTCGGGGCTTATTTAAGGAGATAAATGAGCGCTAATGAATGGGCAGCAATTGCAGTTGCTGTTGGAACCTTAACTGGATTTTTAATAACAGGAGTTCGATTCTTAGTTAAAAGTTATCTATCTGAACTTAAACCGAATAGTGGAAACTCGGTGCGTGATCGCATTGATATTATTACTAGCCAGGTTGAAAGGCTAGAGGTTCGGATTGATGAAATTTACAGATTGTTAGTTAAAAATAAATAAGGGGGAAAATGAGTAAGGTACTTGAGATAGCCAAGAAACAAATTGGCTATAAAGAAGGTAAAAATAACGAAACAATTTTTGGCAAATGGTATGGCGCAAATAATCAACCTTGGTGTGCTACTTTTGTTTCTTGGTGTTTTAATGAGGCTGGCTTGATTACTAAGATCGCCGCTCAAAGTAAAAAGGGATTTGCCTCTTGTGATGCGGGCCTTAAATGGTTTGCTAAGAAAAATAAAGTAATTCCAATAGGTCAGGCTAAGGCTGGAGATATTGTATTTTTCCAGTTTGATAAGGATGCTGAGCCTGATCATGTCGGAATAGTAAAGTGGAACAATACTGCACTAAAATACCTTCAAGTAATTGAGGGTAATACCTCAAGTGGCAGTGCAGGAAGTCAATCAAATGGAGATGGTGTGTATCTTAGGAAACGCTCCTACTCCCTGATAATGGGTGTAGTTCGCCCTTAAAGGATGAATATGAATAAGTTAATTGCTAAATTAAAAAGCCCTAAAACAATTGCTGCTTTTAAATCTTACCTGAGAGCAGTTCTAGCATCAGCGGTGACAATGGGAATTGCACTTGCCTCTAATCTTGCTCCTGAATATGCAATCTTGATTGGTGGATTAACAGCACCTCTTGCAAAGTGGGCTGATAAGACAGAGCAAGAATACGGCCTAGGCTCTAAGTAAATAAATGAATCGGGGGAAAATTTTAGATGAAGCCAAGAGGCTTACTCACGCCGACAGGCAAGATGATTATGGAACGCCTGCTATTAACTTTAATCGTATTAGCAGGCTTCTATCTGCTTATCTCAATTGCGAAATAACACCAGAGCAAGGCGCTATGATCTGCGCATTGATCAAAGTAGCAAGATCAATGGAAACCTATAAAGCAGATAATTACATTGATGGCGCTGCTTATTTTGCGATAGCGGGGGAGTTAGCAAATGGTGGAAAGTGATTTAGTAGTTCTTATTCCAACTAGGGGGCGGCCTGATAATGCCGTTGCTTTAGAGAAGGCTTTTGTAGAAACAAATACAAAGGCTAAAAGATTTTATATTGTAGATTTTAACGATGAAACTCGAAGCCAATACTCCTGGAAACTGCCATTTGAATCTGTAATTATGATTCACAATGAAACTGGTGGAATGGCTTACCCATTAAATTATGCTGCCCGCCAATTTATAGGCGAGTTTGATAACTTTGCGTTTATGGGCGATGATCACCGCCCAAGAACTGATAAATGGGATGAAAAGTTTGTTGAGGAACTTTATTCAGGCTCAGATATTGTTTATGGCAACGATCTATTCCAAGGCGAAAAATTACCAACTGCCGTTGCGATGTCGGGTGAGATTGTAGAAGCCTTGCGGGGAATGGTGCCTCATAATCAGCGCCATCTATACCTAGATAACTTTTGGCTAAAACTTGGGCAAGATTTAGGCAAGATCAAATATCTACCTGATGTAATCATTGAACATTGCCACGCCTTTATTGGCAAGGCACCAATGGATGAAAATTATGCCAGGGTAAATGCTGCTGAAGTTTACTCAGCCGATAAAGTAGCCTTTGATAATTACATCGCTAGCGATCTTTATCAAACACTGCTAAGTAAACTTAAATGAAAATATTAATTACAGGTGATGAAGGTTTTGTAGGTAGAGCATTTCATCGAGCCTTAGATACTAAAAATAATGAAGTAGTTGGCTTTGATATTAAATCAGGCATCGATGCTCGCAAATTCTTTGCAGCCGATAACACTTACTTTGATGTTGTAATCCACTTGGCCGCCGTTGTCGGTGGCAGAGCCACCATTGAAGGCAACCCTTTGGCAGTTGCCACTGACCTGGCGATTGATTCTGACCTTTTTCAATGGGCGCTTAGAACCCGCCCTGGCCGAATAGTTTATTACTCATCCTCTGCTGCTTATCCAATTATGTTGCAGCGAGCAAGATTTAAAGCGATGCTCTCTGAGCAAGATATAAATTTAGAACACATTAGAACACCAGATCAAACTTATGGTTGGAGTAAATTAACTGGCGAAATGCTGGCTCAGTATGCAAGAGATGAAGGCTTGAAGGTAACAATCCTTCGCCCATTTTCAGGATATGGCGCAGATCAATCTTTAGATTATCCATTCCCATCATTTGTTGCTAGAGCCAGGGCGAAAGCATCTCCATTTAAAATATGGGGATCAGGTCAGCAAGTTAGAGATTTTGTACACATTGATGATGTAGTTGAAGCAACCTTTGCAGCGGTAATTAATGGCGTTGAGGTTATGAATATCTGCTCTGGTAGGGCAACTTCTTTTATTGAATTAGCAGAAATGATGATGTTGGCAGCAGGATATTTAGCGCCAATAGAAACTGATCCCACCGCACCTGTTGGTGTTGAGTATCGTGTTGGCAATCCTAGATTTATGAATATGATTTACGAACCAAAGATTTCTTTGGAGCAGGGCATAGCGCTAGCACTAGCCCAATAAAAAACCCCTACCTCGCAATCATCGGCGAGGTAGGGGTTATTTGTGTTTTTAATTATTTGTTGTATCTTGGATCAGTACCTTGGCAAGCAGCGCACCATTCAGTTACTTCACTTGCAAACTTCCAAAGTCTGCTCTTGTTGTTATCTTGAATTAAATATCCGTGATTGCGACAAAGTAATTGATATTTTCCGCCATCATCAGGGCAATCTGCTAATGTAAGTTCAACCCAAGTATTTCCAACTTGCTTAATATATTTTGGTGATGTGAATTTACGCTTATTTATTTTGTAATTTATTACTATCATTTTCTTGCCTTTCTTTTGGTGGGTTACCTGGTGTATCCCAGTGGCATAAGTGTATAGACATCTGCCCCGACAAGTCAAGTAGGTTAGCCAAGCAAATCCTTCGGCGTGTCGATCCCTGCTACCGCCCGCTTAGCCTGGCTCCGATACCCCAAATTCAAGGCCCAGGCAGGCACAGGGCGCAGGGGGCGCTGGCGACTGAGGCAGGCAACGCCAAAGGCAACCCAACCCCCCATAAAGCCTAGGATCGCCCAAGGCAGGGGCCGCCTGCCCTTGCCGATTGCCACTAGCGCCGTCAGCGCTGCCCAAAGGATTCTCATTTGATGTAATCCTTCAGATAATCGTTAATTACCTCAGAGGCTGTCTTGCCCTCCGCTGCTGCC